AATCTTGTCACGGCGTTCGACGGCGGTAATCAAACCCGCCTTCTCCAGCTCGTCAACCGACCGCAAGATACTGCTACGCGACATACAGCAATCCGTTTCCAATCTACGTATAGAAGGGAAGCAGTCGCCTGTGTCGGCGTTAAAACGATCCGCAAGTGCGAGAAGCACGAGCTTTGACATGTATGAGATTGATTTTTGGGACCATGCCCACGAAGTGGCCTTATGCGACATTGTGTTCTCCTATGTGCTTGACGAGGAGAACACGGATGACCTATAAAAGGGCCAGTTCCGATATTTTCCCGTTCATATTCGGAATTAGGGGTGGCAACCCCGTCCTTCCATTAGGCACCTCCGGTTCATTCCGGGGGTGCTATCTTTTTTACCCTAGGGCGGCGAATCTTTTTTGTCAACGCTTTTCCGTCAACGAACAATGTAATCGTAACTTTGTGGTAGAGTTCAGCCGCCTTCTTGCGCAGTTTGAAGGCCGTATCCATCATAGTCCCACGACTCTTGACGTCTTCGATCACCCACTCGCCAATCCTGTTATCGAAATAACGGAAGTCGGCTGTGTACGTGCAGTACAGTTGCAGATCGATATAGACCTTGAACTTCGGCTGGAGTTCCAAGTGATGGATTTCCCCCGCCTTCTGCATCAAGCCCAATTCGACATACCGGAACGCTTCGGTCTTGCTATCGAAAACGATACCATTAATCGTTCGGTCTTTCTTCGGGGATACTCGGTATCTCGGAGGCATTGGGCATCCTTGGGAAAAAGTCATCGGGGGTTAGTTCAATGCCACGCTGACGTGCGGCAACCATAAGTTCTAACTGGCGGCGATGAGGAATCAACCCACCACCACCGAAGTTTTCCTTCGGCCATGTCCAACGGTAGATCGCTTGCGGCGACAAACCCAACATCAACGATACAGCGCGAACACCACCAAGCTTGTTGATGACGCGTGTGGCAACTTTGTGTGTCATTTTGTTATTTTTCCTTTAAACTAACGCTTGACAACTATATGTTGAGTATGATTTGATGTCAATCACAAAAGAGGAGAAAGATGATGGATCGTAGATCGTTTATTAAAGGGCTTGTAGCGGCCCCAATTGTTATCCGGACCCCGGGCCTTCTGATGCCCGTCAAAGCCGCCCCAGTGCCATTTGCGTACGTCAACGGACTATTGCTGGATGGCACACAATTCATGAAAGAGATTTGGGATATGCGCCCAGCATCGTTTGTCGCGGCGGAGCCTTGGTTTGATGATGTAGCTAGCATCACAAGTTACGAATATACCGATAAGAACCCCAAAACGAACCCATACATTTCCAATGCGGAAGTGTTCTCTTCTTTTAGTCGCAAGAGTGGTAGCCCAATGTTGGTGCCCGCCCAAAGAATGGAATACAAACCGCATAAAACGGTTGAATATGAAGATTGGGAAATATTTGCCTTTAATGAAATCGACAAATTGAAAGACGAATGGACGAAAATTTCATTGGACGCAAACGGCAACAAATTGAAAACGGAATCAAAATGATTCGAATGATTGAAACTGTTTTTTCTTCATTGGTGGTCATAACGCTGGTTGTATTTATCGCCGTCACCATTGTTACATTGGTTGACTTAACGGCAAAAAAATATCCGGCATGCGAAAAGAGGGCGCAATGGACATTGTTGACAGATTGAAATCATCGCACTCCCTCTTGGGCGACCCGCTTCATCGGGAAGCTTGGGAGAAAATCGAAGAGCTTCGCCATGCATTAGAGCATGCGGCTGATACGTTGTATGACGTTGGTGCATATGACGGATGGACAGCTGCACGTACCGTACTAGACGGAGAATGAAATGGGACTGATCATCAAATATTGGAGCGTCCACGAGCTTAAAACCGCTCGCGAGATGGTGGAAAAGGGCCATACTGCTTTGGAGATCGGGCGGGCCATAGGTCGCAGTAAGAGCGCGGTCATTGGTTATTTCAACCGCCAAGGTTTGAACTTTGCTCGAAAACGGGGCGGTGTTGCTGGGCCAAACGCCCGAACAAAAAAAGAGAAAAAATCACCGCCTATTGTTTCTCTTTTACCCGACGAGAAGCCGAAGTTAAAGCCGACCAAGACCTTTATGGAAATGAGTGACAAATACTGTCACGCCATATTCGGGGATGTGGACGGCGTTTATACGCAATATTGCGGACTGAACGTAATGAAAGCGGGGTGCGCGTGGTGCGAGGACCACTATAAATTGTATTACATGTACAAAAAGGAAAATACGAATGAGTACAAACAAACTAATTCGCGAAATAACAGGCTTTTTGCAAGACCACCAATGTGACGTTGTAGTTGTTAAATCCAAACGCCACGTCAAATACTACGCGAAGAAGATGGGCAACGAAAAAATGTTTGTATCGAGCGCAAGCCCAAGCGACACGCGGACAGTAAAGAACATCCAAAGCGAATTTAAACGTTGGTTACGAAACATTGAAACAGGAGCAGTACTATGAATAGCAGTGATGTGTTGAATACAGCAATCTTGACGATCCAGCAGCGCGGGAATGAGTACGGTGATATCCGCCCAAACTTCATACGGGCGGCTACGATTGCCAGTTCTTTATTGGATAAGAAGTTTACGGCGTTCGATATTGCCGTTATTATGATGGCGGTGAAAATGGCGCGTTTGTCGCATAACCGTGACCACCAAGACAGTTGGATCGATCTTACGGCGTATACCGCCTTCGCAGCCCAGTTTGCCGCTCCGCACACATCAGATTTCGATGAAATCATTGCCGCCACCATCGAGGCGGAATTGACCAAACAGATGAACGAAGACCCGATAAAATGACATTACCAAAATGGGAAGCCGCAATGTTGATCGTCGCATACATCGCCATGCTTTTGGCGTTGACAAATTGCACGGTTGTCATCCGGCAGGGGAGCCAGCCTGTAGCACCAAGTGCTACACAAACTCCCCACCCATTAAAATAAAAGTTGACACACTAATTCAGTTCATCTAAAACATTGTTACATTGTTAAAAAGGAGCAAAACAATGGCTTTGACACCAGAACAGATACTAAAACGTCGATATTCTATCGGCGGTTCGGACATGAACATCATCATGTCGGGCAATGCGGAGAAGATTTCCAAACTGTGGAAACAGAAGCATGGGGACGCAGAATCGGAAGATTTGTCTCGCATCCTGCCTGTCCGCATGGGCTCTTTTACCGAACCTTTCAACGTCCAATGGTTCCAAGAAGAGACGGGCCGCATGGTCACGAACATGGGGGATGAACGTGTACATCCGGACATCCCATACCTGACTTGCACACTGGACGGCCTGACTGATGACGGGCAGACGGTGTTCGAAGCGAAGCATGTTTCCGCCTTCTCGAAGGACGAGGACATTGTCGAGCGGTACATGCCGCAGTTGCATCACAATATGAATGTGTGCGGCGTCCGAAATTCCGTATTATCCGTATTTTACGGAACTTTGAAGTGGGAGCGGTACGATGTTCCTTACGACGATGTTTACGGTTCAATCGTGCAAGGTGCTGCGGAAAACTTCTGGGCATCGGTGCAAGGTGACTACGCACCATTCATTACGACCGCCAATGCGCCAGTCGATCCTATCCGCCGTGTGGATATGAACGGCAACAACGAATGGGCATATCTGGCTGCGGAAATCGGCGAAATGACATCATACAAGCGGGTGTACGACCAGTCTGTGGCGGCACTCAAACAGTTGGTGGAACCGGACGTGATCGAAGCGTACGGACACGGGATTACGTTGAAGCGCGACAAGCGCGGAACGTTGCGCATGAAAGGAGATAAAGAATGATTACTTCCAGCGGAGATTTGGACGCGCTTGCTACGTCACTTTCGGCCTTCCAATCGACATTCAAGAACCCACCGAAGAACAAAACAAACCCGTTCTTCAACAGCACATACGTTGACTTGGCGGATGCGCTTGATGTGGTTCGCAAAGGCCTTTCGGAGCATGGCCTGTCATTTATTCAGCTCACGTCCGCTGGGGAAGACCGTGTGATCCTCCACACCCGCCTGTTACATGTAACGGGTCAGTGGATCGAAGGAACGTACCCAGTCACCAAACTGGCCAAAGCGCAGGAAATGGGGTCCGCCCTGACCTACGCACGGCGGTATGCCCTGTTCGCGCTGGTGGGTATCGCTGGCGAGGATGATGACGACGGTAACGTTGCCACCCACGGGGATGCGAAGCCAAACAATGCGCAGTCTGTCGCACAGAAAGCCGTAGCGAAGGCCACGGAGAAGCAGATGGCGAAGATCGGCCTGACCCCCGAGGAAAGCAAGGAGTTGGCTCGTACGTTGACCGTGGAGATTGCGCAGCTGTTCAAGAAGGACTTGCTGACCAAGTGGAACACGATCAACAATGACCGGAAGGACCAGTTGCTTCCATCCGACCGTGAAATCGTCAAGAAAGCATTCTTCGATCAGTTGGCATTGGTAAAATAATGCAGGAGATAACAGTCATCCGGAGGGGGTCAGCATTGATCCCCTCGTCACCAGTGGATGAAAATCTCCTGCACGATCTGCGCGAAGGGACCGCGTACACGGTAAAGCTCAAACGCGACAGAAGCAGTCGGCACCACCGATTCTTCTGGGGCATTTTGAAAAAGGTCGTGGAGAACCACGAGGAATACAACAAACCGGATCAATTGCTTTTGTGGTTGAAGATTCGGTTGGGGTACGTCGAAGAGGTTAGGTTCCACGATGACAAGATATTGTGGGTCGCGAAGTCTACGGGTTTTGCGGCAATGGACCAGACAGAATTCCGCCAGTTCTTTGACGCGTCATTAGATTTGATCGTGTCGGATGTCATCAAAGGCATGAACAAAAAAGAACTGATCGAAGAAGTCGAACAGATGCTAGGCCTCAATTTTGAAGATGTATGGAGAAGACCATGAGTTATGAAGAAAAAGACGGTGACTTCGTTCTGTTCAAGAACAATAAAAAGAAGTCGGAAAAGTCCCCAGACTTTACGGGTACTATCAACAAGGATGGCAAGAAGTTCAATTTTGCTATGTGGGAGAAGACATCGAAGAACGGAAATCAGTTCTATTCCGGCAAGATCGGTGACGTTTACCAGCCAGCGCAAAGCAATGCGAAGCCCGCATATGAAGCGCAGCGGCAAGAATCCAAGCCACTCGTGGACGATGAAATCCCGTGGTAAGCCGCAAAACAATATCCGCCAAGAAGAGGGTCGCGTTATTCGCGGCCCACGGCGGGGCGTGTCACATATGTGGGGGGAAAATCAATGTCGGGGAGGCTTGGCAAGTTGAACACAAAATCCCTTTTGCTATGGGCGGAGCGGACGACGAAAGCAATTGGGCTCCGGCGCACATCAAATGCCATCGCGTCAAAACGACGGAAGATGTGGGCAACATCGCTAAAGCGAAAAGGCGTGAAGCACGTCATATCGGTGCTAAAGTTTCGAAATCACCAATGCCGTTTGGGCGGCAATCAAAATTTAAACGCAAGATAGACGGTTCAATCGTATTGAGGAATGAAAAATGAAATGGAAACCATTTGAGACGGCTCCAATGGACGACACTGACATTTTAATTTGGGATGGAGAACGTGTTTCCGTGGCCTATTATGATCCAAATGCAGATGTTTGGATTGGGTTGTATTGCGAAGAAATGAATGGGCCTACATGGGAAAGTTTTGATTATTGGATGCCACTGCCGGAAGGTCCAAAATGAAAGCGATAGTTTCTTCTGACGAATGGTTCCCTATGGCAGACCTGACGCCGGAAACGGATGAGGCGTTTGACCGCATGGTCGAATGGACGTCTGGCGGTCATTGGATCATTGATGTTACGCCGGAAGAATTGGCTGAATATCAAGCCATTTGTCAGAAAATGGAAACAATGAGCAATATGTTCATGGAGCGTTTAAAGGGGAAACAATGATCAATAAGCGCAACTTTTTAACATTGGTAGGGTTAACGCCCGTCGCATCATTGCCTATTGCAGCATCCGAATTGTCAAGATTCGAATTGCAAGGTTGGAGGCCAATTGAAACCGCGCCAAAGGATGGCACACTTGTTCTTGTGTGCAATACTTTGAACAATGGGACCATAACTTCATTACATAGCACAATCGCAGTGGCTAGGTATGCCAATCATTGTGGTGTTTTGGAAGAAAGCTTGTGGGAATACGGTACATACTACAACAAAGGTTCAAAAAATAATCTCGGGTCATACATTATGAACGCAACCCATTGGATGCCATTACCGGAGCCGCCCAAATGAGTTGGCAACCGATTGAAACCGCGCCAAAGGATGGAACTAGTTTGTTGGTTTATAGTGACGAACGAATAATTGCAGCTTTTTGGTCAGTTCCAGCAGATGATTGGGCGGAAGTCGTTCATGGGTATACATTTTACCCGCCAACCCACTGGATGCCATTGCCGGAGCCGCCAAAATGACTGAGGAGCGAACGATGGAAGTTCTGGAGATTTATGAATTACCGGACGGGGGAGCGCGAGTTCTGATAGAATGCGACCGCGAAGAACTGATTCTCCTTGCCAAAATAGGGTTCGTTCACGCCCTAAAAGAAGCATGCTTGATCGAAAAGCAATATAGTGGACCCGTAGAGGAAGACCCCAATGGCACTGATACACCGGATTGACCCATCTATGCCCGTCCTGACCCCCAAAGGGCCAGCAAACGCGCATTTTCTGTTGGACTACAGCGAAGATCACCATTTGTTCTGGGTTTGTGCTATGCGCGAAACCGGAGAAATGTGGACGTTCCCCAATTACGAAATTCGGGCGCAAGCAAATCCGACTATGGGTAGGGACAAGATTCCCGTGCCGGAAAACTGGTGGGTAAAATGAACCTCATTCAGACTATCATTTGGGCTAGGGCCATCACGCCGCGAGACCAAATCTTGATCCTACGTATGCTTGATACGCATGGGACGCAGCCGTTCGATGCGGATATTGCTGATCTGGCGGAAATGATGTCGCTCCCGAAGTCATCGATCTACGAATGCATCAAGCGGCTCAAAAGCATTGACTGGCTGGAGACGGAGCCTGTGTACCTTGATGGGACTTATCGCCGTTTGAAAAAGCGTTCCAAAACACGCTATCGGGTCAAACTGGAGATAAAAAAAGAGGCGGACCGAAGCCCGCCTGAGTTCTAGGGAGGAAGACCTCCAACTTATGTGGGACATCGTATTTCGTCAAGCATAAGATGCGTAGTGATTCGCGAGTTTCACATCGTATTGATTAGCTGCATAGCCCGGCCCATTATAACCCTTCGCGAAGGTGACCCAGTCAAGCCTCGCGAGGGGAACATCCAATTTTGCTGTCTTAATGAACTTGGCCATATGGATCAGCTGGTTGCCTTCCGATTCCATCGCCTGTTGCACCATTTCTTTAACCGATTCGCATCCGACCATGACCCAGTTCATGCCCATGATCTGACCCAGACCCCACGAGACAGAACACAGGGCGGCATCTTCATCAATCTTGCATGCGCGGTCGATCTCCTCGTACACGGCATCCGAACCCTTCGGATAGGGAAGCTGACCCCATTTTGGGTACGCGAGCTTCTCGTCAATCGCCAGCTGTTGAAGGTCCGGCTGGTCACGAAGTTCCCGATAGAAGATATGGCGTTCAAAAAGGGCTTTAGGACGCCCGTCAGCGTCAAATCCCGATCCAGCGGCCTCGACAGCCGTGACGGCCTTGAAAGCCGCTAGAGGCACCTTAATTGAGTCCGCAGCCGCTTGGAAATCTTCTTCGGTGGCTTTCTTCGCGGAACCTACAAAATTCATTTCTTTTCTCCCATTGGGGGGTTGCTACTACCGAACCAGAACGACAGGACGAGCATCAATGCGCCGTCCAGCGTACCAAGGACACGCGCAATCAATTCCCGCATGCTGGCTTCGATGACATGTGTGAACAGAAAGTATTGGATGATTGCCCAGCAGACGACGATGACGTACGACATGATCGACGGGGTAAACGAATGAGTACCCACCGCCATGTCACGCGCAGACGCACGATCACTGGCAGCGATCTTAACCAGATCGATGTCCAAACTTTT